TAGAGTTCATAAAGTAAGCATTTCAGGTGCATCTTATGTAGGTAGATGTAGAATTTCAACTGGTATTGTAGGTGGAACAGTAAGTATTTGGGCATTAGCGAGAGGATAAAATGGACTTCAAAGAGTTGTCTGGCAAGTTAGATACTGCAATTAGTCTTATGAATATGAAGAAAAAAGCATTGGATGATATTAGTGCACAAGTTAATGCTGCTAGTAGTGATTATCAGAATTCACTTAATAATGCAATTACACTGAGAGAGCAGCTAGATGCATTGCTGTATGATACGTTGGGTGCTAGTTCTACATCTCCAATGTCTCGTGTTAAGAAATCTGCCTAAATGGCTAAGTCTGAAGATGGAATTTTAGAGGTAACTGATGCTGGCGGAGGAGCTGGTGTCGATGTAAATATTGTCAGCCCTATTCCTCTGCCTGTTAGTGCAGCAAGTTTGCCATTACCAACAGGTGCTTCTACATCAGCACTTCAAACTCAGCCAGGTGTAGATATTGGAGATGTCACAGTTAATAATGCAGCAGGTGCTGCTGCTGTAAATATTCAAGATGGTGGTAATATTATTACTGTTGATTCAGTAGACTTGGATATTAGAAATTTAGTTTTTGCTACTGATAAAGTAGATGCTAGTGGAAGTATAGGAGTAGGAGTTACTGGTCCACTAACAGATACACAATTAAGAGCTACTCCTGTTCCTGTTACTGGTAATAAGACTAATAATATTTCTGTTCCAGGAATAGACCATGTTGCTGCATTAGTGGCTGTTTCTACTGATCTAGCACCTGATTATGATGATGGTGTCTTAAATCCATTATCATTAAATGCTAAAGGACAATTAAGAATTCAATCTGGTTCATTTATTGAACCAAGACCATCTCAGTCATTAACTATAGGTGTAGTAAGTGCTGAGATTCTAGGACTTACTTTAGATAGACGAGGTATGAAAATTATTAATTTATCTAATAATAAAATCAGTTTTGGATTAGGTGAAGTTGCTGTATTAGATAGTGGTATAACACTTTATCCTGGTGGAGTTTGGAATATGGACGAGTATGATTGGACTATTGTTCCTATTGAAGCTATAGCTAGTGGAGCAGGTTCAGTTATAGGTGTTCAAGAGTGGACGACTCCATAATGACACAGTCTGAAGCTCAGACAGTTGCATCAGCATTAATTGGATTAGGTTATCAAATTTATGTTCAAAATAGTGGAACTGAATATACCGTTACTGCTCAAGGTTCCGCAATTAATCCACAAGCAGTGGCTAATTTTGCAGCTGCACAAGGTGTAATGGCTACAGTAAATAGAGCTAAGTTTACATAATGGCTGTTATTAATCCAACACTAATCGAAGTTAGAGATGAGGGAGTTTCTCAAGGTAGAGTTACTGCATTTAACTTTACAGGTACTGGAGTAACGGCATCGGTAGCGGCTAATGTCGGAACTGTTAATATTCCAGGTGGTGGAGGTAGTAGTGCAACTAGAGTAGTAGTCACAGCTGCATTTCCAGCTAAGCGTAATCAGAGAATTAATATAGCTGATGCTGCTGTTAGTGCTACTTCTAGAGTTTTAGCTTGGGTATCTGGAATAGTTGATGGCCTACCGAATGCTGGTGATTTAGTTGATATTCATACAATGAGAGCTATAGCTAATATAGGTTCATTTGATTTAGATATGGATTTTATTACTCCTTGGGCTGGTTCTCTTTCAATTGATTATATGGTGCTAACATAAATGTCTGCTATTCTCTACGATGCTCGTGGAAATGAGATTAGGCTAGGATTTCCTGATTCTGTTACTAACGAAACAGTAACAGACCCACGTCCTATTACAGCAGTATTAGGTGCATTAAATGCCGAAGTAATAATGGATTTAAATGGGGCAGCTGTTGCTTCATTTGATGTTCGTACTGCTGTCGGAGCGTTATCTTTTATTTTCGAGGGGACTCGTGATGGGGTTAATTACTTTCCACTTGCAGCATTTGCAGAGTCATCACTTATAGCTGCTACTATTAGTGCAGAGGTATATGTAGGAACTGTTGTTGTGGCTACCACCATAACAGCTACATATACAGTTGGAGTAAGTGGATGGCGTAGAGTTAGACTTCGTATATCAGCATATACTTCGGGGAATATTACAGTAGCAGCACGTGCATCTAGAGCTGATCTATTAATTTATTCCAGACCTTATCCTTCAACACTTCATGTAACTGCTACAGGTGCATCTGGAGCAGCAGTTACCGCCACATTAGCTTCGGCTGGTGCTGGATTATTTCATTACATAACTAAAATTCACCTTGTACAATTTGTGGTAGCGGCTAGGACTGCTGCAGCTACACCAGTTTTAGCAACAACTACTAATCTTCCAGGTTCTCCTATTTATTCTTGCGATGCAACTGTAGGAGCAGTAGGACAAATTTTTCAATATGATCTTACTCCTATTAACCCATTGAAATCTTTGCTAGCAGCTACGGCTACAACATTTGTTGGGCCTGCAACTACTTCAACTATTTGGCGCTGGAACATATCTTACTATGTAGGAGCTTAGATATGATAAGAATTGCAAACAAAGCAGTCTCGGCAGTATTGGTTCTAATAGGAGATGTAGATATTATTCAGTTAGGTCAGTCATCTAGTGTTGTTCAAGTATATAATAGGTCTGTCGGAGCATTATACATAAGAATGGATGGAGTTGACCCTACAGTGGATGGAGATGATTCTTTTTATGTAGAACCAGGTAGAATGAGATTGTTTAATGTACCTAACGTTGATTTTCCAGAAATTCGTGTTATTAGTGCTGGACTAAACCTTGGTTACAGAGTGGAGAATTTCCAATGACTAGAACTTTAAATATTCTGCCATTGACATTAACTATGGATCCTGTAGACATAGGACAACTCCAGGCACTTTTAGAAGGTGTTCATAAAATTATTCTTTTAGATAAAGTAGTGTTTGAACTAATATCTGCTAGCCCACTTAAGTTTCTCTATAAATTGATTGCAGCTGATACAAGAATTTGGAAACAGGATATTCATTTTGATAATCCAACTAACCCATTAATGACATTCAATGTAGTAGATGAGTGGAGATTATCTGAGTTTTCAAGTCAACGTACATTAAGAAATCTGCTTATTAGTTTTATTAGTAAGTATCCAACGATTGAAAGTATTAAATACAATTTTTAATGAGAATTAAAATGAACTGGTTTTCACTTGTAACAAAACTCGTTCCTATTGTAATTAAGGAGATCAATCCAGAACTTGGATTGAAGACTGATATTATAGTTCAGAGCATTATTGAGGCAGAACATTCTGGTAAACCGGGTCCTGAAAAATTGAAGAGGGTATTTGATTGGGTTGGCGATACTGATTATAAGTCTTTAAAAGATACTGTTGATCTAACAGTGGCTACTACAAATTTTATGATTAACATGACGAATAAGTAACTAATGGCTTTTGACAAATTAGAGTGGAAGCCAACAAATAAGCAAGCCCAATTTTTGTCTATTCCTTTATCAATTAAAGAAGCATTCTATGGTGGTGGTGCAGGTTCTGCAAAGACTGACGTTCTAATCGTATATGCATTAGTTCATAAGTGGCATGAGAATCCAAGATTCAAACAAGTATTAATGCGAAGAACTTATGCTGACTTAAAGAAAGAGACAGTTCAGAGAACGAGAGAACTCTATACAAAATTTGGTGCTACATTAAATCAAACTGATATGATTTGGACGTTTCCAAGAGAAGATCAGTATGGAGGTCAAGGATTAGCTAACGCTGGTGCAACGATATTTTTAGGGCATTGTGAAAATGAGAATGATGTTCATAATTATGATTCAATGGAAATTAACCTATTTAGTCCAGATGAAATTACTCTACTCACAGAGTTCATCTATCTATATATTGGATTTACTCGTGTTAGAACTAGTGATAAAACATTACCAGCTATTATTCGTACGGCAGGAATGCCTGGTGGTCCAGGGCACTCATTTACTAAGAAAAGATTTGTAACACCATATCCTGCTGGTGGAAAATTAATTGTAGGACGTGGTAATAATAAAAGAATTTATATTCATGCAACACTATCTGATAATCCACATATTGATCCAGCTTATAAACAATCTCTTGAAGCATTACCTGAAGCGGAAAAAAGAGCAAAATTACACGGAGATTGGGATGCTTATCAAGGACAAGTATTTGAAGAGTTTAGAGATAGACAATATCCAGATGAGCCAGATAATGCTTTGCATGTAATAGAGCCATTTGATACTCCTGCTTGGTGGCCTAAGATTGTAATTATTGATTGGGGATTCTCTGCTATGAATTATGTATCTTATTCAGCTATTTCTCCTGATAGGAGAGTCTATACATATCGTGAACAGGGATGGCTTAAGACAAAGATTGAAGAGTGGGCACCAGCCGTTATTGAGTTCCTTGAAATTGATAATCCACGAATAATTAGAGTATGCAAATCGGCTGGACAAGATAGAGGACAAGAGCATACTATTCAGCAACAGATTTCCAAAGCTCTTGGTAGGAATGTTGAATTAAGCAATAACAATAAAGGCTCTCGTGTAGCCGGTAAAATGCTAATCCATGAATATCTTCGTTGGAGAGAAAAGCCTGCTATTCCAGTAGCTGAACAATTAGAATATAATGATGAATATGCAAGGTGGCTATTTAGAAATCGTGGAATGAATGAATATAAATCTTATCTTAATTCATTTACTCCACTAGAAAAAGAACTTAATCTTCCAAAGTGGCAAATATTTAATTGCTGCCCATTAATGGTTGAGTCAATTAAGTCATGCTCATATGATAAGCCTAAACATAATAAATCAGCAGAGGATGTTGCTGAATTTGAGGGAGATGACCCTTATGACAATGCTCGTTATCTATTGGATTATGCAGATAGCTTTTTTGCAGATGCTCAAAATGAATTTAGTAAGATTCAGCAGCAACAGTTTGTCATTAATCAGTTAAGCAATTCTGGTGATTTCACAGCATTTTATCGTAATATGAGAACAGTTGAAAGTTCTAGTGGTGTTAAAATGATTTCAAGGTTTCATAGACGATGAAAATTATTATAATTATTATTTTGTTCTCAATTACATTACATGCAGAGAAAACGCCTGCATGGAATGAGAATCAAGACACAGCTGATAAAATTTCATGGGGTCTAGTAATTGGACAGATTACTATTAATACAATTCATAATATTCGTTCTGATAATCCTAAGAGAGACCTAATTAATCAGTCTTTTCAAACTGGGATAACAATTTTAGCGGCTGAGAGTGTTAAGAGGTTAGTTCACAGAACTAGACCTAATGGATATGATAATAAAAGTTTTTACTCAATGCACTCTTCTCTTGCATTTGCTAATGGATGTAGTGTTAATATCCAGTTATCTATTCCAATAGGAACTGGTTATTTTAGAATGGCAAGTAATTGGCATTATCCAACTGATGTATTAGTTGGAGCGGCTACTGGTTGTTTGGCTTCAAGAATTAGGATTTTGAAATGATTTCTTTTCTTCACAAGTTATTCTCACCACACTGTGAGCACTGCTTACTTGAGCAACAGGATAAATTACATTGTAATACATGTGAAGTGTTACAGCATGAACTTGAATTATTAAGACTTGAGCGAGATAGATTACTGAGTAAATTGCTGGATCCACCTGTTATACAAGAAGCTAAGTCATCTGAAAGTTTTAAGCCTATACAGACAGGTAGAATGCCTTGGGCTGTTAGAAAACAAATGTTAGAGAGTGAATCTCGTGAAGCCGCTAAGTTATTAGGACGTAAAGAGATTGAACTAAAAACTACTGATGAGCTGGAGAAAGAAATTTTGGAGGCTAAAGAATGAATACTGGCCCATCAAAGAAGTTTATGGAATTATTCAAGAAGTCTAGTTCTAAAGATAAATTTAAATCTAATAAGAAAGTTAAAAGCTCGAAACTAAGTAAGTCAATGAAGGAGAAAGACTAATGCCTAGTCAAGCGACAGTTACTGCTGATACTGGACCGGCTGTTCAGAGCACTGCAAAAGTATATACGAATGTAGATTCATTCTATTTCGATGCAGCTAGGAGAACATTTAGTATTGTTCAAGGTAGTAAGACTACTGATTTTGATATGGTTGGTGTAACTACTATTACTTGTACAGTTACTGGTGCTAATCTAGCATTCACAATTAGCTAATCATGGTTCCAATTGAATTTCCTGAACATAATCATGTATGGGCTAAAAATCAGAAGCCATACTTACCATTGCCAGCATTTGTTAATGAGAGAGAAACTATTAGTTGTTGGAAGTTAACTTGGCTGGAAAGGATTAAGGTTTTGTTATTTGGTAAGTTGTGGTTACGTCAAGTGAATTTTAGCGAACCATTACAACCACAATATCCATGTATTGATAGACCATTTATTAGTTAGGAATTAGTCATGCCAGTATCGAAATATTTTAAGGGCAGTGGAGATAAAGTAATGAAAAGTATGAAAAAACAGTATGGGGAAGAGAAAGGTAAGAAAGTATTTTATGCCACAGCCAATAAAAATAAAATCAATACCAGTCCTTCAAAGAAGGTTAAGAAGAAGCATGGCATTAAATAATGCCTAACACAGCACCATCACAGAGTATGCTGTCTAGACTAATGGAGTCCCAACCTTATATGGGTTTGCTTAATAAGATATTTATGACACAACAGACTGACCCTAGAGTTGGTGAGTCACTACAGCGATTAGCACCTGAAATGCCAGAGGCCCAGACTGGTATTGTTACTCCTATGAGTAGATGGGAAAAGTTAATAAGAGGAGGTGCTGAAGCTGTTACCAATCCTACAGGAACTGGTTATAATCCACGTATGTTAAGTGATCTAGGTGGCAGAGAATTGGACAGAACAATTGCACATGAATTAATTCATCAGCGTCAGTTTAGAGATAATCCAAATGCAGCTATGCAAAATACATTATTTAATATAACGCATACTCCAAGAGATGCTGCATTCTCTAATCCGAGTGAAATTGAAGCATATCAATATGAACAGGAAAGAGAACATAAAGGTAAAAAGTATCTCAGACCAGCAAAGAGATAATGCATAAAGAAGTATCAGAAGAAGTTCAACAGCTTCTCAGAACTGTTTATGAATTCTGTGAATCAGAAGATAGGTCTGTTCGTGAACGTCAAATACGTCAGTGGAGACAACTAAAGTTACTTTGGGAAGGATTTAGCCAGATTTGGTACAATGAGGTTGCACATGATTGGAGAATTTGGGATGAACATTCCAATCAAGATGGTAATAATGACCAAGCTTATTATGACAGACCAATTAACGTATTCCAGGCTTATCTTCAGTCTATCATTGCAGCCCTATCAATTATTGTTCCACCAATCAAGTGTTTTCCAGATGATGCAGATGATACACTAGATTTAGCAACTGCTCGTGCTGGAGATAAGATTGCACAGTTAGTCTATAGACACTCTGATGTAGGCTTACTGTGGCTTCACGCTCTATTTATTAACTGTACTGAAGGAATGGTTGCATTTTATTCATATCCTAGAAGTGATAAAGAGTATGGGACTTATAAAAAAGATTATGAAGAAGATGTAGAAGAAGAACATGAACTTACTACATGTAGTCTATGTGGGCATACTATTAGTGATAACGTAGTACCACCTGGTTTTCCTTCTCCTCTTGTTGGTACTGATTCACAAGTCCAAGAGCCTCCTATAGCTCATGAAGGTCCAAATAATCAACTTAATCTTGGACCACAATTATCTGAACCTATAACAAGTGAACAAGAATTAAATGAATACATACCAGATGATGAAGATGCTGCGTTGCATCATGAACTGCTAGAAGGAAATGATTTATGCCCATCTTGTATGCAAATGATGGACCCAGCCATTACAAGAGAAAAGTTTGTTACTACTAGATTAGTTAATTCAACATTAGAGCCTAAAACTCGTATTTGTTTAGAAGCTTATGGTGGATTAAATACAAAAATTCCGAATTATGCTAAATGCCAAAAGGATATTCCGTATCTAATTTATAGTAAAGAATCTAATTATGTTATGATTGTTGAAAAGCATAAACATCTACATGGAAAGAAAGAACTACTTGAAAGCCTTAAAAATCAATCTACTGCTGGTGCATACAATCAATATGACCAGTGGGGTCGTCTTAGTCCACAGTATCAAGGTGAATATCCTATTAATGTAATTACTGAATCTTGTGCATGGCTTAGACCAGCTGCTTTCAACTGCTTACCTGAAAAAGATGATATTAAGAAGCTTAATAAGCTGTTTCCTGATGGGGTTAAAGTAACTTACGCTAACGATTGTTTTGCTGATGCTGAGAATGAAGCACTAGATGATTGCTGGACTCTAACGGAGAATCCATTAAGTGATCACTTACATTTTGCTCCAGATGGGAGTCTTCTAACGTCAGTTCAAGAGATTACAAATGATGTTATTAGTCTAGTATTACAGACGATAGAACATGGTATTGGTCAAACAGCTGCTGACCCAGCTGTTCTTGACTTTAATGCTTATGAGCAAATGGAAGTATTACCTGGTGGTATATTTCCTACGAAACAATTGAGTGGAAAGAATATAAGTGAAGGATTTTATCAGTTTAAAACAGCTACATTATCACAAGAGGTAATGCCATTCTTTCAGCAAATTCAATCACTTGGACAGCTAACGTCTGGTGCGCTACCAAGTCTTTTTGGTGGAGCTATTGAAGGTTCTGAGACTGCATCTCAGTATTCAATGAGTAGGGCACAAGCTACTCAAAGATTGCAAAATAAATGGAAGTTATTTACAACTACATGGAAACGAGTATTCAGTAAAGTAGTTCCAATGTATATTAAGGAAGTTCAATATGATGAGAAGGATGTTGAGAGAGATAAAGATGGTAATTTTGTTAATGTCCTAATCAGAAAAGCTGAGTTGGAAGGTAAAATTGGCAAAGTAGAACTAGAAGCAAACGAAAATCTTCCATTAACGTGGGGTCAAAAGAAAGATTTACTTGAAAAGCTGCTAATGAATCAAAATCCAGTAATTCAGCAGCTTGTGTCAGCACCAGAAAATCTTGCACTTCTTCACGAGGCATTGGGATTAGTTGATTTCTATGTTCCTGGAGAAGATGACATTATTAAACAGTATGATGAGATAAAACTTTTATTAAATTCAGAACCTATAATGGTTCCACCTGATGAAATGATGGCTATGGAAGCGGCTGCCAATGGTTTACCACCTCCAGAACCAGTTGAAGAATCATCAGTTCCAATTGATCCAATATTTGATAATAACCAGCTTGAATTTGAAATCTGTCGTAAATGGATTATCAGCGAAGCTGGTAGACAAGCTAAAACTGAGAATGAAGCTGGTTATAGAAATGTGTTGTTGCATGGTAAAATGCATAATGATATTATGAAACAGCAACAGATGGAACAGCAAATGAGCATGGCTGCTGCATCTGCACCGCCTAAGAAGCCGAATGCGGTGACGGCAAAAGAAGCTCCGATAACAGAGGAAGCAAATGTCGAAACTATTTAGTAATCTTATTCAGATGCCATTGTATCATCCAGATGATATTGTTGTGGATAGTAAAGTCTCATCTGGGAAAGAGATGAGCAAAGATGATATGATTAAATTTATGAATGAAGATGAGCCAGATGATAAAGAAGTGATTGATTTAGATGATAAGAAGAAGCCTGAAAAGAAAGAAGTAAAGGCTGAAAAAGATAAAGAAGAAGATAAAGATGAGAAAGAAGATAAAGATGAAAAGGATACTGATGAAGAGGAAGAAGAAGATGAAGACGAAGATGAAGATGATGAATTAAAAGATATTGAAGAAGATTTAGAAGAGCCAGATGAAGAGAAGCTAGAATTAGTTACTCCAGTTAGAAGACTAGATATCCTAAAGAAGTATCCTAATGTCTTTAAAGATTTTCCGTATCTTGAAAAGGCTTACTACCGTGAGCAGCAATTTACAGAAATTTATCCTACAATTGATGATGCAAAACTCTCATTAGAGAAGAGTGAAACATTAGATAAATTTGAGAAGGATTTATTTGATGGTAAAACTGAAAGCATTCTCTCAAGTCTTAAAGGAGCTAGCCCAAAGTCATTTGCCAAGTTAGTTGATGATTATTTGCCAACTCTAGCTCGTGTTGACGATAAGGCTTATCATCATGTAATTGGAAATATGGCTAAGACTATTATTTCTTCTATGGTTAAAGAATCTAGAACATCTGGAAATGAAGTATTGCAGAATGCAGCGGCTGTTCTGAATCAGTTTGTGTTTGGTAGCTCTGAATATACTCCTCCAAGTAATCTTTCAGTTGATGATAAGAAAAGTGATGAAGAGAATACTGAAGAAGCTAAATTTAAAGAAGAGAAAAAGCAGTATGTTCAGCAAAGATTTAATGAGTCTAAAGACTCTCTAAATACAAGAGTTAACAATTCACTCCGTTCAACTATTGAAGCAAATATTGACCCTAAAGATTCAATGAGTGGCTATGTAAAGAAATCAGCAGTTCGAGAAGCATCTGAAATACTAGATAGCTTAATCAGCAAAGATTCTCGTTTTAAAACAATTATTGATAGATTGTGGGAGAGAGCATTCAAAGAGAATTTCTCTAAATCTTCATTAGATTCTATTAAATCTGCTTACTTCAGCAAAGCAAAGACACTGTTGCCTTCAGTCATCAAAAAGGCCCGTAATGAAGCTTTGCGTGGGATGGGTAAGAGAGTTCGTGATAATGAGACTGATGAAACTGAAACTGATGATAAAGATACTGATAAGATTAGTAAAGTTAGTAAGCCAGAAAGAAAAGCTGACCAGCCGAAGTCAAGGACTAATCTCGGCAAGATTACAAAGGCTTCTGACATTCCAAAAGGTATGAGAACAATCGACTTCCTAATGCAAGACTAGCTTCGAGGTAGTGTATGGCTGTTACTTCAAATAGACGAATCGCCATCAAGTTTGATGGTGATTTAGAAGGCACCTTTACTTTTGATGCTGCACAGAATGTGCTTGCACCAGGAGATATTGATGTCTTTAGTCTATTAACCGGTTTTAACACCATTACATTACCAACTGGTGGAAGCACACCCAAGGGAGCTACGATTATTCCTCCTGCTGGAAATACACAAACAATCACATTGAAGGGTATTACTAGTGATACTGGTGTTGCTTTATCTAAGACTGACCCAACTAGTATTGCTTTTGATACCACCCCACCTGTTAGCTTTGGTCTGACTGTAGGTGGCAACATTACTGGGCTACGTATAGTTTGGACTTAGGAGTAATAAGATAATGGCTGTAGTTGAATCTCAAGTATCAGCTTTAGAGCTGGAAAAAGTAATCCCAAAGATTCGCGTTCTCTTTGAACGTGATGATAAGTTCTATGCTAATATTAAGAAGAGGGATGTTGAAGTCATCTCTAATCGTCTTATGAGAGTTCCTCTTGAGATTAGACCTGGTGGTTCATTCCAGTATTTCGACCCTAATGGTGGAGATTTGGGTCGAGGTGGTGGTCCTACTTGGGATAAGGCTACTCTCAATTCAGTATTCATGTCAGAGAATATTGAATATACCAAGCTAACTCAGTGGTCTACCAATAACAACCGTAAAGCTATTGGTGACGCAGTTAAGAAGTTGACTGCATCAGCATTAGATGAGATTCGACGACAAATCGACGCTCAGCTAATGCAGCCTGGTAATGGTGTTGTTGGAACTATTGATGTAGTTACCACTTCTGGTGGAGTCGATACTTATACGCTGGATTCTGAATTTGGCGCACGTCTTGTGCGTTATGGTCAGACAGTTCAAGTATTTGATACTACACTGGCAACGCTACGTGGTAAAGGACAAATTACTCAATGGGACGTTGAGAATAGTTCTATTGATGTAACTCCAGCTATTGCTGGTGCTATCGCAACTGATTTGATTGTTGTCGATGGTATTACTGCTCCTTTGTCATTGCCTGCATTATATGGTGTTCCATATCAGCATTCTAATGCTAGCACTGGTACTTGGCTTGGATTTAGCCGTGCTACTACTCCTGAGATTCGGTCAAACCGAGTCAATGGTGGTAGCTCTGCTCTCTCTTTGCCATTGCCGAGACTGGCAATTAATAAGATTGGAAATAGAGTAGGTATTGACAATAACTTCAAGCCAAATGCTTGGTTGCACCCTTGTCAGAAGCAGGCTTATGAAGATATTGGTCAGTCAGTAATTATGATTCAGAAACAAGCCAAAGAAGAAGGCTTGGATATGTATTTTGACAGGATGCAGTTCGCTGGTGCTCCTGACAAGCCATCTTATAATTGGAGTAAAAAGCGTATTGACTTCATATCGGATGAGGTTTGGGGTCGAGGAGAGATTCTACCAATTGGTTTCTACATGACTGATGGTAGGAGAATCTTTGAGATTAGAAGCTCATCTGGTGGAGTTGCTACGGCTGATATTTTCTATATGGTCTGCGGTATGCAATTCTTTGTTAATAATCCAGCCGCTACGGCGTATATCGATGACTTGGCCATTCCGGCCGGATACGTTTAGGAGTTATTAAAATGGGTGAACTCAACCGATACAATATTGGACAGCCACAATCTGAGCAGAATGCACAGCCTAATACACTTGCATCTGCTGCA